TATGAGAGAGCAAGAGGAGATAAGAAAGAAATTACTATTCTCTTATGTTAACCAAAGTATATCAATGGATGATGTAGCAAAACACTTAAATAAATAGATTATGAAAGCAGAAGAAATAATAAAAGTATTAAAAGAAAGAATACAAAAAGAACGTGATTATCAATTATCTATACCTAATAATGATTATGAAGATGTCATTAGTAATATAGATTACTATGTGAATGGTTTAGAGTTTGCTATAAAAATTGTAAAAGACTTAAATAAATAGATTATGAACAATCAAGAAAGGAAAGAGGCAAAAAGAGAACTACTGACAGCAGCAATATTCATTTGGTCAGTTTGGATAGGTTACTATTTTATTATGAACTTAATAACTGTTTAAGCTATGAGTAAAGAGGACATAATAAAGAGAATGAATGACATAAATACATTCATGTCAACTGAGGACAATGAAACTTGTCTATCAGGAACTGATGAGCATGGCAAGGACTTTACTGTTTGGTTTAATACAATAGACTTATTAGAGTGGCTTGACATAGCCTACATGAAACAACAAGCAAAAAATCACATAACTAACTTATAAACAAATGGCACATATAGTTAAGGCAGAGGCATGGGATAATTTCAATCCATCCATATATGCCCAAAGAGTTAAAATAAATGATGTATTCCAATCTTTGTATCAAATAAAATACAATTATTTTAAGAATAGTAGAGAGATAAATAATCCTATCCAGGCTGTTGAATATATTGTGGCTTATGATAAAGATGAGGCTATAAAAACATGGGGAAAATGGAAGGATCTAATAATTAAAATTGAAAAAATTAACCCATGAGAAGAATAATTGAATATATTTATGCAACAATTATCTGCTGGGTTTATAGAGGGATGGAATAATATCATCAAATTAAAATAAAAAAATGTATATTTGTGGCTATACAAAATGTTTATTGTTTATTTATCACGATGCGTGAGTAGGGCAGCCACAGTCTGAAAGCGTATCGTTTTTTTTTACACCAAATTATGGCAAAAGACAAGAGGAGTTTTATACTTTACATGGATCAAAGAGGAATATTTGACAAATTAAATGATGAACAGGCTGGGAAATTAATCAAACACATCTATTCATATTGTGCTGATGAGGATCCTGAAGCTGAATTTATCATTGATATTGCCTTTGAAGGTATCAAGCAGAGTCTTAAAAGAGATTTAAAGAAATACAATGTATATATTGACAAGCAAAGAGAGAATGGAAGGAAGGGAGGCAGACCAAAGAAAACCCAAAAAACCCAAGCCTTTTTAGAGAAACCCAAAAAAGCTGATAGTGTAAGTGTAAGTGTTAGTGTAAGTGAAAAGAAAAAAGATATATATAGGAGCTTTGCTCATCTATATTTGTCAGTTTCTAATTATCAGAAGTTAAACTCCCTTTACAGCAAGGAGCAGATTGATGAAACTTTGGATGCCATAGAGAACTTTAAACAAAACACTAAATACAAATCCCTATATTTGACTGCAAAGAATTGGCTCAAGAGATTGCCAAAAGATGAGAAGGAAGATAAACTAACAAAACAAGCAAAAGCATTAGGGTATGTTAAGTAAGGGATTACATTCAAAGTATTTATTGGATTATAGATTTGGAAGAATCAAGCAAGGATTAGAGATAGGATGTGACCTGGATAATTTTATTGTGTTTAAGCAAAGGCAACTCACGATGATACTCGGACACGATAATGTCGGCAAGTCCTATTGGATCTTTTGGTATTTCCTTTGCGTAGCTTTAAGGCATAATAAGAAGTTTTGCCTATGGGCTGGAGAGAATCAATATGGTCAAATCATGAGGGACTTGATTCAGATGTATAAAGGCAAATCATTTCTTGAGTTGGAGGAGCAAGAGATTATAAATTGCTCTGCATACTTGGAGCAGTATTTTGACTTCATAGATAACAGCAAACAATACACCCCTCAAGAATTGCTTAAAGAGTTTGAGAAGTCAGATGCAGATGCTTTCCTCATAGACCCGTATACCGGACTAACACGACAGTATGGATATGAAGGCAACTATGAATTCTTGAATATGGCAAGGCAGTTTGTCAATGAGAGTGGAAAGACAATCTACATAAGCACCCATCCAACATCAGAGAGTGGGAGGCAAGGCAATTTGTTCCCAAAAGGACACATGTGGGAAGGGCATCTTAGACCGCCAATGGCTGCCTATGTTGAAGGAGGAAAGAGCTTTTTGAATCGGTGCGACGATTTCATTACGATTCACAGGCTTGTCAAACATGATACAATGAAATTTGTAACTTTGGTAAGCATAGACAAGATTAAAGATAGGGATACAGGAGGAGAGCAGACCATGCTTGACCAATATGTATTTTGTGATTTCAATTGGGGGAAAGGATTTGAGATATATGGAAAGGATCCATTAAGTGAATTAAGAAAATAAATTAAATAACATGAACAACATAAACATTTTAAAAGCACATATTGACATCAAGACTACCATATTGAGATTTGAATTGTCTATTCAGGATCTTAAAGAAAAGCATCCTGATAGAACTGATTTAATCAATACAATGACTGAAACCTTGAATGATATCTTTGAGTTTCAAAATGCCTTTATTGAATTAGAGAACAGCTTGAAATTAGAATACAGGACAAACTTTAGATTGGAGCATGTGAATCTGACATTGAAAGAGAAAATCAGAGGGCTTGAGCTGGAAGGTAAAATGCAAAGGGAGGGAATATGATTAAGGTAGGAAGTGACTTTTCAGGAGTAGGTGCATTCAATCAAGCCTTGATGAGATTAGGAATAGAATATAATGAGGTCTTTGCTTGTGATATGGACAAGTATGCAAGAGAAACCTTTATACATAATTATGGAGAGCCAAAGTATTATCCAAAGAATGTATATGAAAGGGAGATACCAAAGGGAAGTTTAGATATTTATATGACCTCGCCACCTTGCCAAGCTTTTAGTTTAGCTGGAAAGAGATTAGGCAAAGACGATAAAAGAGGTGTATTGTTTTTCAATAGTCACGAGTTCATAAAAACGAACAAACCAAGATACTTTATATTTGAGAATGTCAAAGGTTTATTGTCAGACGATAACGGCAACACTTTTAAGGAATGGGTAAATATGTTAGGTGGCAAAAGCGTAAATGGTTTACCTGTATTGTTTCCTTATGAAGATTCAGTACCTTATCACATTTATTACAAAGTAATGAACGCAAAAAAACACGGAGTGCCACAAAATAGAGAAAGAGTTTTTATCATTGGTATTCGTGATGATAAAGATAATTATTTTAGATGGGCAAAAGAAGAACACTTGACAAAACAACTAAAAGACGTATTAGAAAATGAAGTAGATAAAAAGTATTTTTTAAGTGACAAAATGAAAATATATATTTCAAAAGACAGGAACGGAAACAATAAATTAATTTTAAATCGTCAAGTGGCTTCGTGTATTAGTTGCTCCATTAAAGGTGGTCAAAGAAGCACAGTAGACAACTATATAGGCAATGCAAATATTATAAGAAGATTAACACCAAGAGAATGCTTTCGGCTTATGGACTTCCCCGATACGTTTACTTGGACTTGTTCCGATACACAAGCTTACAAACAGGCTGGAAATAGTATAGTAATAAAATGCTTGGAGTTAATAATTAAAGAGTTTAGAATATGAAATGTCCACAATGCCAAGAGCCAATAACATGGAAGGAGGATCATGATTATGATGAGCATGATTTGGAAGGGGATGGAGTTATTAGTGTATTTATTTGTAACAATCATAATTGTACTGTCGAGGATGTTTATATCTTTAGACCAATAGATGCCACGTTGTAAGAATTGCAGAGAGAAGTTTGAGCCAAAGCATTTCAATCAGAAATACTGCTTTAAGCCGGACTGCGTTAAAGCGTGGGTAACTTCAGCCAAAAAAAGCAATTGGAAGAAAGAAAAGAAAAAACTCAAGGAAGAGCTTGAAACTGTTCAGAGCCTAACCAAGAAAGCCCAAAGGTATTTCAATGCTTTCATCAGAGAAAGAGATAAAGGAAAACCATGCGTAAGCTGTGGCAAAAAATTGGGATCCAAGTTTGACGCTGGTCACTACTTTTCAAGCACCCATAAAAACACAACCTTTGACGAGAAAAACGTTCATGGACAATGCGTGAGGTGCAATAGAGATCTGCATGGGAACTTATTAAACTATCAATTGGGGATCCAGGAGAGGATAGGAGCAGATGAATTAATCAAACTACATGAGGAAGCTCATAAGATTAGAAAATTCAGCAGAGAAGAATTGAAGGATATTATAGAATTGTATAAAGAAAAGCTGAAGAATCTCAAGGGATGATTTGGTTAATCAATATAAAATTTATATCTTTAGCTCACTAACAATTTAAAACATTCAGAAATGGAAGGAATATCTTTGATGATGCCGAACAGTCCTGGCATAAAATCAATCACAATTAATGGCAAAAAAATAATAAATGAGAAAGTAGATGGAGAGCATTGGCTGTTCAATCTGAATCCTATTGAGGCAACAGGAATAAAGGAGGGCATGTGGACAAGTGCTAAACAAGCAGAGAGGGATGGAGATAGGCATTCAGCAAGAACATTGATAGAAGCTTATCACAATGTCAATAGGTATGTTGACAGTTATAGATTTATTCAGAAATATATAAACCAATAAACAATGAAAAATAAACAACTTAAAACAATAGACATCAAGGGAAAGCCTTATGTGGAGGTCAATGAAAGACTTAAATACTTTAGAGAGAACTATAAAAACTTTTGTTTAGAGTCTGATGTGCTTGAGAAAACAGCTACATCAGTAATGATTAAGGCAACCATAAAGGATGCTGATGGTAATATTAGAGCTACAGGAATAGCAGAGGAAATTAAAGGAACTACCTTTATCAATAAGACCAGCTATGTGGAGAACTGTGAAACATCTGCATGGGGAAGGGCATTGGCTAATTTAGGTATTGGAATTGATACAAGTGTAGCAAGTGCTGATGAGGTAACAACTGCAATAGAGCAGCAGAATAAAAAGCCAAAGAAGAGAAAACCAATAAGTGCAGAGAGATTTGAGGAGGCTATACTTGCAATTTCAGAAGGCAAATATACCCATGAGCAATTGAGGAGCAGCTTTGACCTGACAAAGGATCAACTTAAAAGCATTACAGCATGTTAAAGATAAGATGTTCACAAATAGGGAAGATAATGCCTAACAGCCGAACAAAAGGCGAATTGAGTAAAACATGCAAGAGCTATCTTGAGGCATTAGCAATAGAGAATATGTATGGATATTCCAAAGATATATGGAGTAAAGCCATTGATAAGGGAATAGCTGTAGAGGATCAAAGCATTCAACTTGCTCAAGAGGTCTTGGATATGGGAGAAATGACAAAGAATGAGGAGTTTTTTGAGAATGAATACTTGACAGGAACTCCTGATGTATTGAATGAGGACTTTGTCCTGGATGTGAAGAGCAGTTTAGATGCAACAACATTTCCGTGGTTTGACAAAGATGTACCAAACAAAGACTACATGTATCAATTAATGGGGTATATGGCTTTGACAGGCAGAAAAATTTCGTATCTTGCGTATTGTTTAGTGGATACTCCTGAGGATATTGTGGAGGATGAGGTCAGAAGAGTTCACTACAAGCTTAAAGAGATTGATGAGAATCCAATTGTAAGGGCAACTGTTGAGAGGCAACACAGCTTTGAGAGAGTTCCAGCAAAGTATAGAGTCAAAACCTTTAAGATTGAATATGACCAAGAGGTAGTTGATAAGATATATCAGAGAGTGGAGGAGTGCAGAGAGTATTATGAGAGTTTATTGCATGAAGAATTTAAAACTGTAGCTGTATGAAAACACAAAAGGATGATACTCTGACAATAACATTAACAAAAGAAACAAAAAAACTTTTAAAACAAAGAGCAAAGAAACATGGTAAGACGTTAAGCGAATATGTTTTATATAAATTAAGTAGAACATACACAGAGTGGACAAAAGAGAATACAATAAAAACAACCATTCAATTGGGCAAAATATTTGATGGGGGATTTCATCAAATACAATGCGAAATACCAGTAAGTTATTTGAAATGTATGCCCATTTATAAGTGGCAATATTGTCACGAAGTTTTAAAAGGACAAGAGGGTTATTGTGATTGGTCATTTAATCAATTTATAAATGAATTAAGATTTCATTTTACTTGTGCAAGTAGATTAATAAAATTGGATTGCTTAGATAAATTAGAGAGAAAATCTTTAATAAGTTTATTTAAAAGAGAATTAAAAAAAGAAGGAATATTTGATAATACAAGAAGGGGAAAAGAATTTCTACAAGCAGTAGAAGAATTAAAAACAAATAGAAATGGAACAAAAAGAAAACACAGGAGTCTTATTTAAAAATGACTTCAAGAAAACTGAAAAGCAACCTGATTACAAAGGATCCTGTTTTATTAAAGGAGAAAAGATGGATATATCTGCTTGGTTGAATGAATCCAAAGATGGAAAAAAATATATGGGCTTACAATTTGCAGAGCCTTATCAAGCAGAGGTTGAGGCTGGATATGGTCACAAGCCAAAAGACAATGAAGATCTTCCGTTCTGATGCGGATGTTTTGAGTTAGTAAGGAGCCGAGCAGAAATGTTCGGCTTTTTTATTATATTTGTTTAATTGTTCATTTTAAAAATTAAGCCGTTTGTGTTCGTGGTCGGAGCAGAGCGGCTTTTTTTATGCCCTGTATTTTGATTGTGGGATTTATGGGAAAAAAGGTGGGATTTATGGGATTAAAAAATAATCCGTACATTTGATTAGATTCTAACCAATGGAGTGGATTAAGAAAATTCAAGAGAATGAAGATGAGTGGATACAAATCATTCAAAAGATGGGGGAATCATTCTATGCCAAAGATATTGTTCAGGAGTTTTACATCAAGCTAATGAAATATGCAACTGAGGACAAGGTATTCAAAGATGGAAAGCCAAACATGCAATATTTGTATTTAGTTTTAAGGAATATTTTCTTAAATTACCATCAACAAAAAACAAAATTTAACAAACTGAATCTTGATGAGGTTGAGATTGCTGTCAATTATGACTATTATGATGCAAAAGAAACCCAAGAAATGCAACTGCAAATAGAAGAGGAGATGAGTTCCTGGACTTACTTTGATAGAGAGCTGTTTAAATTATATACAGGCATATCAGATAAGTATAGACATGATGCAATCAGCATGAGGACAATATCTCAAGGATCCAATATAAGCACCCAAACAATATTTTATACTTTGAAAAGGTGCAAGGAGAAAATCAGAGAGGAGCTGGGGGATGACTATTCAGATTTTGTAAACAAGAAAAACAATAAACATAAAACCAAGTTATGAAAGTAGAAAAGGATGATGGATGGTATGTACTTATAGAAAGACTTCAAGTCATGGGAAATAAGGATGAGGCATATTTTACTGAGGAGGAGATGCTATCATCTCAATTCTATCAATATGAAAACTTGAGTTTATCAGAAAGGATTATTTACAATAAAAACATAGACTATGAGCATTGACAATCAAATATTTGAACACTACAGGGAGCAACAAAGAAAGATCCAGGAGGCAAAAACCTTATTAGAAAAACACGGATACAAGGTTGAGGAATCAAAAGATAAGGATATTAAGCAAGAGATAAAGAGATTGCAGAGTAAATTGACAGGGCAGTTTGCAAAGGACATTGAAACAGCCAAAGAGATAGCAAGATTAAACAGGATTATTGAATCAGATAAAAAATAAAATAACAAAAATGGCAGCTAAAAAAACAACCAAAAAAAAACCAACCAAACCCAAACTCAAAAAAACTGAATCTAAGGGAGTGGGCGATATTGTTGAGGAAGTGCTGGAAAAAACAGGAGTAGCAAAGGTCGCAAAATTTATATTGGGGGAAGATTGTGGATGCGATAAACGTAAGGAAAAACTCAACAACATTTTTAGAAATGACAAGAAGCCTGATTGCCTACAGGAAGACGAGTATCAATTCCTTGATACCTACTTTAAAAAGAACACTACTAACCTAAAGCCAAGTGAACAAGAAAGAATGAGAGAGATATATGGCAGAATATTCAGAAGGAGGAAACCATCAACAAGCTGTTCAAGCTGCTTAAAAACGGTTTATACAAGTCTAAGAAGAGTATATGAAACCTATGAGGCAGAATGAAGATAGAGAAGGTCAAGATAAGTGAGGTAAAAAATAACCCAAATAACCCAAGGGTAATCAAGAATGATGATTACAGGAAGCTTGTAAGATCCATAAAGGAAGCTCCCTGGATGCTACAGCTTAGAAGTATAGTTGTAAATGATGATAATATAGTGCTTGGAGGTAACCAAAGATTGAGGGCATGTAGAGAGGCTGGATTGAAAGAGGTTTACATTATAAAAGCAAGTTCATTATCAGAGAAACAACAACGAGAATTTATAATCAAGGACAATCTAAGTTCAGGGGAATGGGATTGGGATGCTTTAGCAAATGAATTTGATGCAGAGGACTTGAATAGATATGGTTTGAATGTGCCAATGGAGAGTGAAACTGAAAAGCTATCTCAATTAGAATTTGAGGATGTCTACTATCAACCTAAAAAACTTCCAAACATAAAGCTATCTGATTGCATCAATACTCAATTATTTGATAGCAAGGTTGCTTTTATCAATGAGAGCAATCTAAAAATGGAGATGAAGGAGATGATGAAGATGTTTGCATATAGATTTCTCAAGATAGATTTTGAGAGCGTGGCTAACTATTATTATTTTAACGCATCAGAGGAAGAGAAAAAAGTCATTGAAAGGCTAAGACTTGTTTTATGTGATGGTGGCTTAGACGGCTTTATTGAGGATGACATACTGCAAATTCATGGCTTACTACAAGGATGGAACAATGATTGATATATTTATTCCATCATATCACAGGGCAAAGAATCTAAAAACTGTACGTTATTTTGTTGGTATTGGATGGGATCCTAAAAAGATTCATGTATTTATTGACTCTGAAGCTGATGATATTTTGGAGTATCATGATGAAGCTGAAAGGGTAAAGTTCCATCTCCATGTTTTTAATATGCAAGAAGCAAGAGAGAAATATGACTATGTTCATAGACCAAGCACATCCAGGAGAAGTGCTGGACAAGCAAGAAATATGTTCTATGACAAAGCAAAAGAATTGGGTATATCGTTCTATATGGTGCAAGATGATGATACAAGCAACTATGAGATAAAAAGGTTTGGCAGATATCAAAGGAAAGCATTGTACTCTGAAATATACAATACATTTGAGGCAATAAAAATCTTTATGAAAAAAAGGAGGATTGGACTTTTTGGTATATCCCAAACAGGAGATTTCATAGGAGGGGAAAACAAGAAGCTCTTGAGAAACAAAGTGATGAATACAACCTTTGTGCTGCCTAAGTACATCTATAGAGGGGAGAGAGGAGTGCAAGACAATGATACAAGTCAATTTGTAGGTATAATGAATCAAGGACTTTTTACAGGCAGTTTAGGGGATGGCTTGGTATTACAACAAACTCAAAGTGCAAAGCAGACAGGAGGATTGACTGACCTTTACAATGAATGTAAACTGCTCAACAAGGCTTTGGTTTGTCCTATACAATTTCCAAGCTCTATACATGCAGAGAAACAAAAAAAGAATGGTGCAAGATTACATCATCACATCAAGAGCAGATACATATATCCAAGATTGCTCAAGACAAAAGGAGTGGATAATATAGCTTGGGATACCTATCAAGAAGATTATCCTTTTACAAACCAACCTAAAAGAAAATAGAATGGCAAATGAAGAGAATTTAAAGATGTTCAAAAAAGGTCAAAGTGGAAACCCTAAAGGCAGACCTGTGGGCAGCAAGAATAGAAGCACCATTGCAAAAAAATGGCTATCAGTTGAACAGGATCTCAAGAATCCTTTGACAAGTGAAAATGAAAGCATGAGCCAAGAGGACTTAATGACATTAGCTCTAATCAAGAAAGCAAGAGAGGGAGATACCCAAGCATATCAAAAGCTTATGGATTCAGCCTATGGGCAACCAATCCAACAAATAGAGCAGACAAATATAGAGCAACCTTTATTCCCTGATGTTAGAGAGGACGACAGCGATAAATAAAATCCTTGCTCTAAAGAAGAGGATTAAAATTATTCAAGGAGGTACATCGGCTGGAAAGACCTTTGGTATTCTGCCCATCCTTATCCATAAGGCAGCAAGTCAGAGTGGATTAGAAATAAGCATAGTGGCTGAGAGCGTTCCCCATTTAAGACGCGGCTGTTTACGAGATTTCATAAAAATCATGAGATGGATAAACAGGTATCATGATGAGAGGTACAACAAGAGCCATCTGAAGTATACTTTTGCCAATGGATCTTTTATAGAATTTTTTAGTGCTGATGATTCAAGCAAACTTCGCGGAGCAAGACGTGATATTCTCTACATCAATGAGTGCAACAATGTAACCTTTGAGGCTTACAATGAGCTTTCAATAAGAACAAAGAGGGAGATATTCCTCGATTTTAACCCAGCTAATGAGTTTTGGGTGCATAGAGAGCTGAAGGATGATGAAGATGCTGATTTCATAATTTTGACTTACAAGGACAATCAAGGACTTGATGAGGGGATTGTAAAGCAAATAGAAAAGAATCGCTTAAAAGCGAAGACAAGCGCATATTGGGCGAATTGGTGGACTGTTTATGGAGAGGGAAAGATTGGACAACTGCAAGGTGCGGTTTTTACCAACTATAAAATCATTGATTCTATCCCTGATGAAGCAAGATTGATAGGTATTGGGCTTGACTTTGGATATTCTAACGACCCAACTGCAATTATAGGAGTCTACAAATACAATGAATTTAGGATCCTGGATGAAATAAAGTATCAAACAGGGATGCTGAATAGTGACATCTCAAAGATATTGCCTGAAGATGTACCAATATACGCTGATAGTGCAGAGCCTAAATCAATTGCAGATATACAACGCTATGGTAAAATTATTAAAGGAGTGACCAAAGGAAAGGACTCAATCAATTATGGGATTGATGTAATGCAGAGGCAGAGCTATATGGTCACATCTAAAAGCACCAACCTAATAAAAGAGCTTAGGAGCTACTGTTGGGATAAAGACAAAACAGGAAAGCAACTGAATAAGCCTGTGGATAATTACAATCATGCCCTGGATGCTGTCCGGTATCATGAGATGGAAACATTAGGTCTGAATAAGAACTTTGGAGAATATTCAATCCTATAGTGATTTAACAAAACAAAAAAACAAAGGTTATATAGATATGAAGCTGGATTTATTACTCCCAACATCGTTAAGTGAAATACCATTATCAAGGTATCAAAACTTTATTAAGACAAAAGAAGCATCAAATGATGATGAATTCATTGCACAAAAAATGATACAAATATTTTGTGGCATAGACTTAAAGGATGTAGGCAAGATTAAGATGAAGCATCTGAATGAATTGATTGCTCACTTCACAAAGGTATTTAGTGAGAAGCCCAAGCTGATAAGACAGTTTAAGATTAAGGATATTGAGTTTGGCTTTATACCAAAACTCGATGAGATTACGTTTGGGGAGTATGTGGATCTTGAACATCATCTGCAAAATTGGAAAACATACCATAAAGCTATGGCTGTAATGTATAGACCTATTGCAGAAAGACACAAAGACAAATATACTATTGTAGACTATGAGCCAAATGAGGACATGCAAGAGCTGATGAAGTTTGCTCCTTTGGATGTAGCCATTAGTAGCTCGGTTTTTTTTTGGAGTATCGCGGAAGAATTACTAAAACATACAATCAACTTTTTACAGAGAGAACTGAAGATGATGATGGACTCCAGCAGTACAGCGAAAGAGAAAATTTTGGAAGGCAATGGGGATGGTATAATTCGTTCTATGCAATCGCTAAGGGAGATTTGTGCAAGTTCGATGAGATTAGCAAATACCGACTTACTAAATGTCTTACCTATCTCACATTCGAAAAACAAAAAAACCAAATTGAAGCAAACGAACTTAAACAACAAATGAGAAGATGAAGTGCAGCAATAAATTTAAAGGAAAAAATTATGCTATCAATGATAAATTATTGAAGCCAACAAGAATGAAACTGTGGGGAATGTATTTAAAAGAAAAACATAAGCACAAAAGCTTTGAACAATTTTGCAAATTATTTTTAATAAAACAAAAATGAATTATTTTGATATTATAGACAAGCTTAAAAGCCATTTTGAAAGTGATCCAATGATTAACACAGTTACTCAGGGAGACATTTTCGACATCGATTTAAATAAGCAGACCATATTTCCCCTCGCCCACATAATTGTCAATACAGCAACATTTGAGGAGAATGTCATCAGATACAATATTTCTATTCTTGCAATGGACATTACTGATACATCCAAGAAGGAAAGCCCAAATAAATTTGATGGGAATGATAATGAGCTTTGGGTATTAAACAGCATGTTAGCTGTTCAGAATAGATGCTATGAGCTTTTGAGAAGAGGTACATTATATACTGAAAAGTTCCAGGTTGATGGATCCCCAACTTGTGAGCCATTTACTGAAAGATTTGAGAATAAGCTGGGAGGTTTCACAATGACCTTTGATGTATTAATCCCCAATGATATGACAATCTGCTAATGGCTGAATTCAACTCCATACAAGAACTATTGGATGACTTCAGGAGCAATGTGATTCGTGAGGCTAAAAAGAATTTAGGTCAGCGTAGTGATACAGGCAAACTTAAAAGCAGTTTGAAGTCCTATGTAAAGGAATCCAAGAGGAGCATCCAAATAAGCTTTGAGATGGAGGATTATGGCTTTTATCAAGATAGAGGAGTTAAAGGGGTAAAGAGCGGAAAGAGCTTGGACAATTATCAATTTGGAACAGGCACAGGAAAAAAAGGAGGCTTGACAAAGGGCATTAACAAGTGGGTAAAAAGAAAGGGCTTTCAATTTAGAGATAAAAAAGGAAGGTTTTTAAGCTATGAACAAACGGCAAGAACTATCATCAGAAGCATTTGGATGAAAGGTATTAAGCCAAGCCTTTTTTTTACAAAGCCATTTGAAAAGTATTACAAAACATTGCCTGATGAACTGATGGAAATGTTTGGTTTTGAAATGGAGCAACTATTTAACCAAATAACAAAAGAGAATTTTAAAAGATTAGATAAATGAATTTAGCAAGGTCACCATACATCGTTGAGATATCAGTAGCAACTCAAACAGCTACAAAGGTAAAATTGTACCTGTGGACTACAGGAAGCCAACCAGCAAGTCCTCAATATACATTGGACAAGCTAATACCGGCATCTAACAACGTAAAGACATATTACAATATATCTCCTTATGTCAGAGAGTATTTCACAATGGGAGGATATGATTATGATACTGCCAATTTCTTTGATACAGCAACAAGTACAAACTATATTGTAAATTATCATATAGAGAAATTCAAAACCATTGGAGGAGTTGAGTCATCTGCTGGAACTGAAACAGGGCAATTCATGAATGGCTATTCAAAATACACTGAAGGTTTTAATGCAACCACATCAGACGTTCTTTTGGAGGAGGGAACATATCTATATCACTATGATAGTTCGTTCAGTACAACGCAAAGAAATGCACTTGCTGGAAGCTTTGATGCTGAACTTGCTGTTGGGGAGAAAATAAGATACACAAATCTAAGAACAGGATCCACGCAAGAATACACTATCAGCTCTGCTGGAGTTAAAGTATTTGGGAGAGTCTATACAGGCAATCTTGCAGATGGTAATAAAGTAGAAATGATTAATACAAGTGCAGCAGTAGTTTGGACTGCTACATTCAAGCCTGTATGTGAGCCAAAGTATAGCCCTATTGTAGTGGACTTTGTGAATAAGCATGGCAGTTGGTCAAGGATGTTCTTTATGAAGGTAAACAAAAAGACTACAGCCATCAAAAGCAATGAGTATAAATTCAATCCTCAAACCTTGCCATATAGCCCAACAAGTGATGGAGGGCAGATGAAGCAATTTAATAAGACAGGGAATGAGTCTATTACTTTGAATAGTGGATTTGTAAATGATGGCTATGCAGAATACATTGAGCAGTTAATGTTGAGTGAGCATGTAACTATATTGGATTTTGATAATAACCAAAATGCTTTTCCAGCTAAAGTTAAAACACAATCACTTGTAAAGCAAACAGGATTAAATGATGGAACAATGAACTATACTCTTGACTTTGATTTTGCCTTTGACTTGATTAATAATGTAACATAATGAGAGGCGTATCAGTTTACATAGAGGGAGTAAAATTAGATTTGTTCCAGGATGAGCAGATTAATGTCACATCTATACAGCAGAACGTACAGGATCTTGCTGCTGTTTTTGCTGATTTTAGTCAATCGTTTACTGTTCCAGCTACTCCAAACAATAATCAGGTCTTTGAGCATTTTTATCAGAATGATATAACACCAACCATAGACCAAAACATACGCAGAGAGGCTCTAATTGAGATTGACCTAACTACATTCAGAAGGGGAAAGGTAAGTCTTGAAAAAACTGAGGTAAGAAATAATGAGCCATATAGCTATCAAATCACATTCTATGGCGATGTGGCAAGTCTTAAAGATACTTTTGGAGATTCTAAGCTTGTAGATATTACAACTATAAATACAACTGATTTTAACTACTCAAGCTCTACAGTAAGCCAAAGAATAACGGACGATGCAACTGAGTATCCTATTCGTTTTCCTTTAATAGTTGGAAGAGATGTAACTTATGGAGATGGAGCAAGTACGGACATAAGTCATACAGGAAGTGGATCCATTGCTTACAATGAGTTATTTCCAGCTATAGCAGTATATCAAATATTCAATGCACTACAAACACATTACAACATCACTTTTAATGGTGGCTTTCTATCAAATGAAAGATTTAGAAGAGCATTTTTATATTGCCAAAATGCAGAAACATTTGCATTCACTACAGCCTCTCAAATAGTTCAACAACAAAATTTAGTAACAGGTGCAGACAATACAAATAGTGTAGCAGAGGCAAGTCACTTTTTTGACCAAGCAAACCATACTTTAACAATAAGCAATACAGAGCCAAGCGTTATGTTTCCAAGCTTGACTCCAACAGGTGGGTTCATAACTTTAGCATTACATAGAATTATTTTTGCTGTCAGTAATGTAAGTGACTCAAGTACAGGATACTATGTTGATGTGTATCTTAATGGAGAGTTATCACAAAGCTTTTTTAGAACAGGGAATAGCAGTATCATTATTGGCTTTTTAGCAAATGATGCCATCCAAACAAATGTATATGAGTTTTATCTTAGAGCAACAGGCAGTCTTTCTTTTAATCATGAGGTTACCTATGACCAAACGGCAACATACGTTGAGAGCAGCGGCAATCAATTTTTATCTAACACATATACAAGCAGCAGCACGTTTTCAACTACAGCAACTTTTAGCGTATTGAATTATTTGCCTGACATGAAGGTAGTTGATTTCTTTAAAGGGATCTTGCAAATGTTTAATCTGACCTGTTATGGAACTGCTAAAGATGTTTATCAAGTTGAGCCATTGGATGATTGGTATCAGAAAGGAGCTATTGTAGACATAACTGAATACAGCGATATTAAAAGCATTAAACTTGATAGAGTAAAGCTATATAAAAACATAAGCTTTAATTATCAAGAAAGTGAATGTGCAACAAACCAGGCTTTTAGAGATATTACAGGAGGTCGTGAGTATGGAAACACAAGCCAAAAATTTGATTACGATGGAGGGGAATATAAAATTGATTTGCCTTTTGAGAATATGATGATGCACAAGTTTACTGATACTGATTTGCAAGTAGGTAAAAAGCTGAACACCGACATACAAACATATATACCAAAGCCGTTAATAATGTATGCGTATGACACTACAAGCGCACAATGGCGATTAAATGAGATAAGCGGTGTTACCAATATGAGTACATACATACCATTTGGTCAAGACTTACAACTTGGTACAAGCGACTTTACGTTAAACTTCAATGCAGATAATAGCACGTTTTTGTTGCAGCCTGTACCCAATACTTTGTTTGCAGTTTATTATTCTCAATACTTGTCTAATCTTTACAATCTAAAGAATAGAAAGACAATGGTCAAGACCAATCTGCCAATTAGCTTATTGACAGGATTGCAATTAAATGACAGGGTAATTATAAGAGACAAGCGCTACATGATTGAAAGCATGAAGTCCAACCTAAATACAGGAGATGTGGACTTGGTTTTGATTAATGACTTTAGAGAACTGATTGCAGATGGAGGTATCATTCCTGAGGTAATTATTCCTGATAATACTGCACAATGTTTGAACATAGATATACTATTTCCAAATGATGCGGTAAGTGCTACAGTAACAACAACAACTGCTGGAGTAACAATAACACCAAGCACCTTAACAAGTGAGGGCAGAACGGAAGTATGTTTGCCTGTGAATACTGCAACTGACTTAATAGTGACTGAAGATGGAGCTGACAATATAACTGATGAGAATGCTGGATCTATTGCAACCAAGCAATTGAGAACTGAGGGAGCAAGTGATACAGTAATTATATTATTAGTTACTTACACATTTAGCAATGGCACAACAGCAGCAAATCAAATATTTATACAACAAGAAGGATAATGCTAAAACATATAATTGACTTATTACAAATTGACGACTTCTATGAGGCAAGTCATGATGTCCAAATAGCAAAGGGCTTATACAATATTGAGAAAGGGATAAAAGGAATATACAAGCAGAAGAAAAGAATGCAAATATTAAAGCAAAAAAATTCAGATAATCTCAAAAAAATTAAAGAGCTATGAGTACAAAAAAGACTATTGACATAGACATTAAAACAAATGCCGACCAAGCTGCAAAGGAATTTGATACATTAGCATCAGGAGTTAAGAAGGCTACTGATAGTGCTGAAAACCTGGATGCAAGATTTGATGATGTATTTAAAGGGGTGCAACCATTAACAACAAGACTCGGAGAGGCAGAGGATCGTCTTTATGAGTTAGCACTTGCCGGGGATACTACATCAAAAGAATATCAAGACCTATTAACCAAAGTAGGGCAATATCGTCAGGTACAAATTGAAACGGATAGAGTTGTAGACCAAGCTGCTCAAACATTCAGTCAGAAGCTTGGAACGGCTATAGGAGGAGTTACAAGTGGGTTTGCAGTTGTTCAAGGCTCAATGGCTTTAGTCGGTAGTGAATCGGAAGCTCTTGAAAAATCATTGCTTAAAGTTCAAGCTGCATTAGCTATTCAGCAAGGAGTGGCTGGAGTTTTAGAGTATACAAGAAGCGTTGGACTTGCAAGTAAAGCCACAAAGATTTGGAATACTGTCCTGAAGGCAAACCCTATTGGTTTAGTTGTTACGGCAGTTGTAAGTCTTATTGCAGCAGTTGGAGCTTTATCTCAAGCATTTAGTGAAAGTGCAGAAGAACGAAAAACTGACAATGAGTTGGCTCTTGAACAAATAGAAACAACTAAAAAACAAATAGCTCAAAGGCTGAAGCAACTAAAATTAGAGGATAGATATAGAGCAGATAGAATAAAGAATTTAGAGCTTGATAAGGAGTTTGCAGAAACTGAAGAGGAAAGAGCAGAGGCAGCAAGAAAAATAAGAGAGGAAACACTTGCTGGTTTTGAAGCTGAAAAAAAAGCAATTCAAGAAACTCAAAAAGTTGCTATTGCAAACGCAAACGCAAGACTTGTAAAATTAAAAGAGCAGTTTACTGAAGCTAATAGAGGTAGTGTAATTTTTGGAGAAAGCCAAGAAACCATTGATAGATTTGGTCAATATGTAGTAGACCAGAGAGCTTATGTTGCTAAACTTACCAAGCAATTAGAAGAGAATGATTTTCAAGGATTTGTTGAAATCAATACTCGCAAAAGGGAATTTTTAGAGAGGCAAGAACAAGCAGAAATCAAATCAGAAAAGGAAACCAATGACACCAAACTACAAAATTATAAAGATTACCTACAAGCAAGATTAGCAGCTCAAAGGTATATTGAGGACTTGCAGTTTGCAATCATGGAAGAGGGCATTGAGAGAGAGGTTGCCATCAGTAATGCAAGATTTGATAGACTCATTGAGGATGCTCTTGCCAATGAGAAATTTACTCAAGAAGAAAAGAACAAGATAAAAGACTTACTACTTGTGCAGCAGTTTG